GGGCTATGGTTGGGAAAAGCTTTTATCAGAGATGTTTTGCCAAGAGTATGCATCAGAGAGAGGTCTTAAAACATACATAGCTAGGTTTCACAATGTTTATGGGCCTTATGGCGCATGGGGTGGCGGTAGAGAAAAAGCACCAGCCGCTATTTGCAGGAAAGTAGCACTGGCTAAACTATCTGGAAAGCATGAGATAGAAATTTGGGGAGACGGAACTAGAACAAGAAGTTTCACATATATTGATGATTGTGTAGACGGTATATTAAAAATAGTCCACAGTCACAGACTTATAGCAACTCCAATAAACCTAGGCTCTAGTGAGAAAGTATCTATAAACCAACTAGTAGATATTATTGAAAACATAGCAGGAATTAAACTAAATAGAACTTATAAACTAGATGCACCTCAAGGAGTTTCTGGTAGAAGTAGTGATAACACATTTATAAAAAGTATTCTTAATTGGGAACCTAGCACTTCTCTACAAGTCGGGCTTGAAAAAACTTATGAATGGGTTGAAAATGAGGTAAGAAAACATGGCGATTGCTACAGCCCATCCAGGTAGACTTGGTGACGCACTATATTCTCTACCAGCTATAAAGAAAATATGTCAGTTACGTGAATGTACATCTGATTTTTATACATCATCTTACTGTGAACCACTAAGAAAGCTTTTTGAAAGGCAATCTTATATAGACAATTTTTATATTTCACCTAGTTATGTTGTAGACAACTTTGGATGCGGTGCTCAGCCATGGTACGTACCTATAGATTCAAATAATTATGAGTGTGTCTATCAACTTGGTTTTCGTTACACTCCTGATACAGCACTGCATAAGTTTATAGGTGCGAGTATAGGAGTGTCTGTTGACGAAATCAAGTACGAATTTGATGACTTTCCTACACTGGACGAGCCTTATATTGTTGTAGCACCTAGAGGAGAAACGTCATTTAAATCTCTTTTTATAGACATATGCCAAAAATATGCCGATAATGTCGTCATAATCGGCGGTAACGGTGACTATATAAACTATGGAATAGACAAAACAGGATTAGATATGTTGGAAACTCTTACATGGATTAGTAAAGCTAAGGCATTTGTAGGAATGATGTCTTCACAATTAGTCTTAGCTAACGGGTTTNATATTCCAAAGATTGTTCCACACGACGGTAGAAGTTGGGATATGAGACATGTTATTTATTCAGATACTAACCACTATTTAGTAAATCCAACAGCAGAGGAGATATTGAGTTACGTATGATTAGCGTATGCATACCAACACTTACAAGAGTAGATTTATTACACGCAATGTTACAATCTGTTCTTAATGAAAATAATACTATTTTACCGGATAGAATTTATATTATTGATAATGGAAATCANTATATATCTGATTATATAAAAGAAAAAGCATATCAAATTTATACACCAGGATTTAATNTAGGCGTGGCGGCAAGTTGGAATTGGTTTTGTAAGAACGTGCCTGAGTACAGACTTATTTGTAATGATGATATGTTCTTTATGGAAGATACAATAGAAACATGGATTGCTGGATACGACGAGGACTTTGTAGTATATCCGGGAGGAGTACCCTCAGCAAATTCATTTTCAGCATTTATCATTCCTGATAAAATCTTTAATGATGTTGGAGAATTTGATGAGAACATTTCTCCGAATTATGCTTACTTTGAAGATAATGATTATCATAGACGTATGCTATTAAAAGGCTATGATCTAAAGGCAATAACAGAATGTAGAATTGGTCATCATCCAAGCTCTACAATAAAAAGAGTAAACATGTCTGAGCATCATCTTAGATTTCAACTGGCACAGCAAAACTACATCGCGAAGTGGGGTGGACTACCTCGCCACGAAACTTATGATACACCATACAATACATGATTAGAGAAAAGATAAGTCAAGAAGAACTAGAACTCTATGAAATTTTAAGGCATCCTGCACTTTTTGGAGAGTTTTATAGAAACATGGATTTACCTCCACAAACGGAGGAGTTTTCATATTCGCAATATCAGAAAGAGTATATTTGTGATTTTAATCACTACGTTTCTTTATGCTGTGGTCGTGCTGTTGGTAAGACTTTAATATTGACAGACTATATATTATGGTTACTTGTAAACGATGTGTATAGAAATGAGTACATTCTGTACACAGTTCCAAATAAAGTCCACCTGGAACCTGTATTTACAAATCTTACAAAGTTCCTGAGAAACAACTCTTTTTTAAAGAACTTTATAGAACCAAAAAAGGGAATAAACTCGTCTAACTTTACAATTACACTTCTGACATCAGGACAACTTCTATGCCGTATCGCAGGAACTTCTGGTACTGGTGCAAATGTAGTCGGGCTTCATACGCCTATTGTAATTCTAGATGAGGCTGGATTTTACCCTTGGGGTACTTGGCAAGAGCTACAACCTGTTTTAAACTCTTGGCAAGACGGACATAAAATGTGGGTATCTGGTGTTCCAACAGGCCTTAGAGAGCATAATGTCTTATATTACGCAGACGAGGTTGCAGAAATATTTACACACCATAGAACGTCTGCTCATGAAAATCCTCGTTATACTGATGATGATGAGAAGAGAAATATTAAACAGTACGGTGGTACTGACAGTGAAGATTATATCCATTTTGTTTTAGGCAGACATGGTTCTCCAACATTTGCTGTGTTTGATAGAAGGCTTATGGATATAGAAGTATATCCAGTAAATCTTGTAAAGTTTTCTGGCGTTGACCTAAGAGAGTACAGCCTAATGAAAACTCGCCTTGCTGGAATTCCTCCAGTACCAAAAAGTGACTTAGTAATAATGGGTATAGACTTAGGTTATACAGAGCCTTCGTCTATAATAATCTTGTATGAAAAGAATGGTATATTTAAAGAACATGCTAGAATTGTCATGACAAAAGTAAAATACCCATTCCAAGAGAAGCTTATAGACTACTTAGATACAAGATTTTCTCCACATATTATAGGAATGGATACAGGTAATGAGCGGGGAGTGTCTCAACATTTGCTCGAAGATGAAGCTTACATACATAAGAATTATCCAAAAAGGCTTGTACCTATAATGTTTGGAGCTTGGTTAGAACTTGGACAGGATGAAGAAGGAAAGGATATAAAAATAAAAATAAAACCACACAGCGTTACGTTGCTTCAAGAGTATACGAACTCTCATAGAATAGTTTACTCATCTACTGACATAGATTTAGTAACAGAGTTAGAAAGAATGACATACACTAAAACCATAACCGGAGAGCTTGTGTTTAAAACATTAACTCCAGGTGGAGGTAAACGAGGAGAAGATCATAATACATCTGCTCTTTTATCAGCGATTTATGCCTATTATCTAAAAATGGAATATGGTTTGTCTAGCAAAGTAGTTGAGCTACTGCCCGTAGCGCGATGGATTATGACATAAGAGGTAAATTATGGAAACTAAAATTGAAGGAGCACTTTCAGTAAGTAAGCCAGAAAAGCTGGCAAAAACAAAAGCGGCATTTTTTAACTCAGGGCCTTCCTATCCTTCATACCTTGGACAACCAAGTTATTATGTACCTTGGACTCCATTCGTAGATAAAATGTCGTTTGCCGATCACAAGTTATATACTAATGTGATTAAGGATTGTAGATTTTTTTATAGACTAGAACCATTAGCGAATACTGTAGTAAATAAAATGGTAGATATGTCTATAAACGATCTAATCATTGATTATACGGATAAAGCTACAAAAACAGAAAAGCAAATTTATGATTCTCTAAAGAAAGATATAATTAAATTTCTTAGGAAAGCTGCTGTAGAATATCTAACAACTGGTTTAGTAGTTCCAGAAATTACACTTACACGTTTGAATAAAGAAGCACTCAGACAAAAGGGTATCCAAAGAGTAGATTCTTTGCTCTACCCTACTGATATGTGGCTTAGAAATGCGTCGGATGTGGAAATACAAAAACCTTTTATCACTTCAAAAGAGTCTTATTATTTAATAGTTCCAGACGAAGCTATATTTTTTATTCAAACAAAGGGTACATATCCAGATGGAAGTGTTGATAAGGCATTATATGAACACATACTTGCTGAGTATCCAGAATTTGTTAGTCAGGTTAGAGCAGGAGAAACTAAAATACTTTTAGACAATCCCCTTATAGTTAAATCAACAACATTAACAGATTCACAATATCCAATTCCTTATCTCTATCCTGCACTTGAATCCTTTAAGCACAAAAGAAATATAAAAAGAATGGACTATTCTATTTCAGCCAGGGTCATTAGTGCTATTTTACAAGTGGCTGTAGGAAGTGACGAATTTCCTCTTACATCAGACCAAGAAGATTATTTGGTAGAGTTGGAACAAAAGTTTAAGTGGAGAGAAAGCTTAAGTGGAAATGAAGTAGAAAGGGTATTTACACTTTTTACTAACCACACAGTTAAAATAGATTGGGTATTTCCAGAGGTTGATGCTCTGTTATCAGAGAAAAAGTATGACCCTGTAAATAGAGATATTACAGTAGCTTTAGGCTTTCCTAGGATTTTAATTACTGGTGAAACAGAGAAGTCATTTACATCTGACCCAGAAATTGCTACGCTGTCTCCACTAGGCACCATGAACGCTATGAGAGATCAGCTACTTCCAATTGTTTATTTTATTTTCTATAA